GAGAATGTGGTTATCTTGAAGCTAAAGAACAATTTATTAAAGGCGCTTTGGAGTCGGATGACTATTATAATACTTGGATAATGGTACGAGTGAGAAAATCACACATACAAGGACTATTATGCTCGACTGGCTCAATCCAATAAAAAACGAAACATTTGATGTGATATATTTTAGTGAAGGTGAAGAAAAAGATTCTATCAATATCGAATTGAAACTATTCAAAGAAGGTGAAGAATATTTGGGTGATAGTAAATTAGGTAATTGTTACCAAATTTTGTTATATAAGTTTGATAAGAATGGTATTTGTATTTTACCTGATAAATTTGAAGCTATTCTTATTGACCCATTGGAATATATCTCTGGATTAATACCACAAGACTGGTGTGGTATAATTGCCAGAAAAACTAAAAATTCTCATAAATTTATTAATAATATATTTGACAAAATGACGGAAGTATGATACAATAGAATTTTGAAACTATTGAAAGTTTGTTATGATTCTCGTTGACTTAAACCAAGTATTACTTGCTGGACTTATGGCACAAATTGCCAATCAAAAAAATGCCAAATTAGAAGAAGATTTAATTCGGCATATGGTATTGAACATTATTCGAAACCATCTTAAAAATTTCAAAGCAGAATACGGTGAAGTGGTATTATGTTGTGATAACCGTAAATATTGGCGAAAAGAATTTTTTCCATTCTACAAAGCAGGCCGTAAGAAAACAAGAGAAAAGTCCGATTTAGATTGGCACTTAATTTTTGATATTCTTGCCAAACTCAAACAAGAACTCAAAGAAACATTTCCATATAAAGTAATTGATGTTGAAGGTGCCGAAGCTGATGATATTATTGGCACATTGGTTCCAATATATGCTCGTGACCAAAAGATTTTGATTCTATCAAGTGACGGTGACTTCTTACAATTACAACAGTATGGGCCTAATGTCAAACAATATAATCCATCATTGAAAAAATATGTTAAATCAGAAAATCCTTTGATTGAACTCAAAGAAAAGATTATTCGTGGTGATAAAGGTGATGGTATACCTAATATGTTCTCAGCATCTGATTGTTTTGTCCGTGACCTCCGTCAGAAGCCAATAACAAAAGGTGTATTGGAGAAATACCTTAATGAAAGTGTTGAAGATTATAACGATACAGACAAGGCAAACTTTTCTAGAAATTCAACCTTAATTGACCTGACAAAGATTCCACAAGAAATCAAACAAAAAATTATAAATACTTATGATGAAACAAAACCGGCATCTCGCCAAAAGTTACTGAACTATTTTATAGAACATAAACTCAAGAATTTGATGGATGTAATTGAGGAGTTTTAATGAAGAATATATTTGAAGTTTTGGATGAAATTGAAGAAGCGTCATCTAAAAAAGAAAAGATGGTTGCAATAGAAAGAAATTTATCCAAAACATTGGTACAAGTATTTGAATTAGCTTATCATCCACAATATGAATGGTTGATTACAGAGATGCCTGAGAACTATGTAATTCCAACAAATACATTACCTGGAATTTCTAGAGTGCAGTTATCAACAGAAATTCGTAAAATGTATATGTTCAGAAAAGGTGACGCCACAGCCGAAAGGTTGGGCCCACAAAAAAGAAATCAATTATTATTACAGTTACTTGAATCTTTAGAACCAAGAGAAGCGGAAGTTATTATTGGTATCTTTAAAAAAGATTTAGGTGTGAATGGGTTAAATTATAATTTTATTAAGGAAGCATTTCCAAACCTATTACCATAGATGACAGAAAAAGACAGAATTATAGCTACGTGCGGTTGTTTTGATCCTTTATCATTAGAAGAATTAAATTTTCTAAAAGCTTGTAGGAGAAAAGGTGATTGGTTAGCTGTCGGTGTTCATTCGGATTGGTGGATGAATTGGTCACAAGGCGGCTATGTTCATAATTATGATACTAGACGAGAAATAATTAAATCATTAAGATTTGTTGATGAAGTTTTTACATTCAATGACAATGATGGTACAATCTTTCAATTCCTTAAGCTATTAAAAATATGTTATCCTGATGCTGATATCACTTTCATATCATCGGATGATTCCCTTGGACTTCCAGAAGCTAAAATCCGAGGCATTACTTTTGAAAAACTAAAATAGGAGATGTAAGTGTCAAAATTTGTTGGTAAGTTTCGCAAAAACAAAAATTACAATGACGATTATAATTATGAAGCCAATAGGCACCGTGATGAACATTCCGAAATTAAAAAATTATTGACCAATTCTTATGATGAATTGGATGATGAATGGGAAGATGAATATATTCCAGAACTAGATGATTAGTTGTTTCTATACAACACATCACTTGACTTATATCTTATAATGACGTATAATGGAACTTCTATTGATACAGGAGTCTATTATGATGATTTACGGTTATATTCCAAAATCCAAACCTAAAAAACTGTCAAAAGCTCAACAAGAGCAAAAAGCGGCTTTCACAAAAGCGCTCAATCAAATTGCCGGCAAGAGTTATACAAAAAGTCCTACAAAAAAATCGACTATTTCAACAAAAACCAATACTCCGTATCGTAGAGAAACGCCAAAATATGAATCCTTGAACACCGGATTTGTTCCTTGCACTAAACCTGTTGAAGGAAACACATATACAGGCGAAAAAATGAAAGGAGTTGCTACAATGCACAAATCCAACGCTGTTCCGGTGTTTACCGACAACGAAGCAAAAGAAATTTCGAGCATGAGGAGATAAAAATGTTATCAAAACACGAAGAAACGCAAATTTTGAACGGAATTGACAGTATCATGTTCAATTTACGGCATGTTCCTGTCGAAGATGTCGCTTATTTTTTAGTAAAATTCAATCCGAAGCTGGCGGATGAGTTGGCAACATCAATTTCCCAGCAAATTTTTGATAAAAATGAAGGATTTAAGCATGAATAACAGATTAAAAAATATTGACTACGATAATTTACAAGTTATTGTTCCAAAAAAATTCAATTATGATTTTTCTGAAGTGGATTTAGCAATCCGAAGAATGGTAGCAATGGCCGGATTTGAAAAAGACCAAAGTTCCTATCAAAAAATGAAAGAAATGTACCAATAATATGATTTATAAAGTAATTTCTCTAAAAAGAACACCAGAAAGATTGGAATTATTTAATAAAAATAATCCATGGTTTGAATATGAGCTATTTGAAGCTATTGATGGTAGAAAAATAAATCATAAAACAACTCTTGGTGAAATTATTGCAGACGAAGATATCTTTTTAACAGCAACGCCTGGCGAAATTGGCATAATGCTATCTCAAAAAGCTTTATGGGAAGAATGTGTTAAGTTAAATCAGCCTATAACCATAATAGAAGATGATGTGTATCTAAATCCAAATTTTAAATCTATTGTTGAGTACCATGAAAGCAAAAACAAAGATATGATTTTTTGGGGAGCAAATATCGATTATGGTCTTACCGTAGGAATATTTCCTGGAATATCTACTTGCGAAATGACATTTGATTATCCATTGTTATTGGAAAACATTGAAAATATCACAAAAGAAAAAATTTACGAAACATCATTAATTCGTTTACTATTTGCTTTAGGTATTTGTTGTTATACGATTCAACCAAAAGCAGCCAAAATTTTATTGGAACTGTTTCCTATAGAAAAAGTTTTGGTTAGAAGGGGTGATGATGTAGCCAAAAAATTTCAACTAGATTGGAAAGTTATATCAATAATACAAGAAGAAAAAATAGAAGCTTTTTTATCTTTGCCAATGCTTGCATTTACTAAAAATGATTATAAAGAATCTACCATTCAATCGGAATCAAAAAAGTATTCCAATCCACATATTGGTAAACTATAATGTTGTACCAAAACAACAAGTCACTTGACATTTCCAATGGTTATGTTACAATGGACTCTTATTGATTAACACTTAGGACTTATATTATGAATAGAAACGCATTACAATTTATTGAAGCTTGTGAGAAAATCTTTGGTAGTGAAGTAATTATTACAAGAGATGGTATTGCTGAAGTGGTATCTGAGTCAGGTGCACCGTATCCTTACTGGTTAACCACAAAATCTGAATATCGTTATGGTCGTGGTCAATACAAAGTACCGCCATCTGGCAAAAAAATTGAAACTGTAAAAAAGAAAGAACCTGAAATGGAAGTAGCTTACAATAATGTTGTACAATTGCGTCAACCAAAATTAGTTGAAGATAATGAGCCGGCTGTTCCTGCAAAATATCCTGATTATGTTCCTTTTGGTTTCTTCAAAGATT